AAAAGCGCTCAACAATGAGTGGATGAACTCCAATGCCGATGCCGTATTTTCGATGGCGTTGAACTGGGCACTTTGCTACAACTCCACGTTCATTAAATTGATTTATAAAAACGGTATTCAGCCTTATATGGTTGAGCCGGGCGCTATGGGCGTACTGCGGGAAGACGTGACTGGCTTAGACCGCCAAGAAGCCGTACTGCAAACCTACTACATTACCAAGTCGGAACTGTATAACCGACTTTACAAGCACCCCAAGCGGGATGAAATTGTGGCTAGGGTTAACGCAGTGCAGCATGAGCGCAGCGAAATTCCTGAAGCAATGGACCGAATCATTACTAGCTCAGTCACGCCAACCATTTACGGTAACGTCAATATGGACTTGGGCGGAATGAACAAGTACAAGCCTACCGTAGCCGAGGATACCGTGGAGATGCGGGAGCTTTGGGTATGGAATGACGATACCGAAGACTACCAGTGCGTCACTATTGCTGACCCAGACGTGGTAATTTACGACCGTCCGGGCGAATCTTTGTTTCTAAAAGGCGAATTGCCATTTATTCAGATAGCTCCAAACCCACAATACGACTACTTCTGGGGTCAATCCGAAGTGCAAATGCTCATTTTCTTACAGCAAATGCGGAATAAACGGATGACCGAGATACTAGACTTGCTTTCTAAACAAGTCGCCCCACCAACCGCATTGATTGGCTTTACAGGGATTCTCGATGAAAAGAACTTTGCCCTCAATCGAGCAGCTGGACTTCTCGCAACCGATAGTCCAAACGCTAAAATCGAACAGCTCGCCCCGTCCATACCTAACGATTCATTTCGGGAGATTGCTGAAATTGATGCTATGTTCGCAGAGGCTTCCGGCATCAGTTCTGTTTTACAAGGACGAGGAGAATCAGGGGTTCGCAGTGCTGGACACGCAAGCCAACTTGCCCGTTTGGGTTCATCCCGAGCCAAAAAGCGAGCACTGATTGTTGAAGACGCCTTGGAAAAGGTGGCAACCTTGTATCTGAAGCTAATGCAAGTCTATGACAACACTAGATACGTGGATGACCAAGAAATTCCGTTTATTGCTAACCAATTTACTGGCGACTACGTTGTAAAAGTCGATGCCCACAGCAATAGCCCTATTTTTACCGAGGATTTACGGACATTGGCGTTCAATCTATTTCAAGCCCAAGCGATTGACAGAGAATCTTTGCTTGACTTGCTAGAGCCACCAATGAAACAATTACTCATAGAGAAACTGCGGATTCGTGAGAAGAAAGAGGCAGATATGGCAGCGATGCAAGCTCCAGCAACCCCTCCAACACCGCCTTCCGCACCTGAAATGCCAACGGAGGAATGATATGGCTGCTGACGTACCCGTAAGTGGAATATCCCAAACAGTCGGTCCTCAAGACCAGCCTCGTTTGAGCGCCCGTTCTATACAGAATACCGAAAGACCCAGTTCACTTGGAATGACACGAACCATTAGCCGTCAATCCAATGTTTCTCAACCCCGTGGTATGCGGGATTACACAAGGAGATGAGCATGATGTACAGTCGCAAAATGATGCGTGGTCGTAAAACCCGTCGCTAAACACGTGTGGGACTCCCGGTGGAGAGAAAATTCCACCAACTAATTTGTGCAAAATAATTTTTTTTGTTATAAAGCGAAGTAAGTACTTACAAAGGTGTATTTATGGCGATGGAAGAAAAATTGATGGAGCTAATGGCGGCGGGTCAAAAAGGTCCGAAGAAACTTAGCGAAGTCGAAATTAGCATTGAGAAGGAAAATGGCGAGGAAGAAGGCGGCATGGACGCTGAAGAAACTCCTCCAATGGCTTCCCCAATGTCCACCCCAGAACCTAAGATGGGCTCTAAAGAAGGAGCCATGATTAATATTCAGATGGCATTAGACTTGTTGCAACAGTCTTTGCCCGCTATCGGCAGTGACTCAAAGGAAGGTATGGAGCTAACCAAGGTAATTGGTAGCCTGTCCAAAGCCTTCGGTCAGCGTGAAGCTAAGACCCGTGAGTTAATCCCAGCCGAGATTATGCAGATGATTCAATCCTTGCCTCAAGCTGGCGGAGCAACACCCGAACAGCGAGTCGCAGCATTAGCCCCGATTCCGGGAACACAACAACCACCAATTCCAATGTAAGGAGTAACCATGGATTTGTTTAAACCACGTGGAGCTGCAGCACCCCGTCGTCCAACCGACAACTCGCAGCAAAACGGTCAGATTACTAATACACCACGCTTTAGCCAGTTTGGTGGATTAGACACCTCGAGCAAGATTGGCAAGAAGAATCAATATGCCATCGTGCCTCCCGGTGACGGTAAGAAAGTAATTTAATTTTAAAAGGGGATTAATTATGTCATTAGAAGATTTGAGTTTAGAAGCCCGAGATGAATTGGCAGCGTTAGCTAAGAAATTAGCCGACAACCCCAAGACTCGTAAGGAATTTTTACGTTTGACTAAATCAGTCAATCCAGACCTTCCTATTCCAGAACTAGAGATTGAAGACCGTACTACTAACGCATTAGACCAAATGCGCCAAGAGAACGAGGCTATCAGAGCTCAGTTACGGGAAAAAGAAGCGTTGGAAACCTTAGAAAAACGCAGAAATGCCCTTATGAAGAAAGGCTTAGTTCAGTCCGAAGATGACATCTCACAAGTGGAAAAGGTCATGCTTGATAAAAAGATTGCTGACCATGAAACTGCTGCGGAGTATTGGCAGTGGATGAAGCAAACCGCTGAACCAACAGCGTCTAGCTATCAACCCAATACCATGAGCAAGTGGGATTTGAGCAAGTTTATGAAGAACCCTGTCGGTGCAGCAAGGGATGAAGCGTTCAAGGCTTTACACGAATTGCGTAAACCAAACCGTCCGATAGGTCTGTAATGGGGATTTATTTTTTTAATTTTGGAGAATAGCTATGCCAATCGGCGGAGGTATTATTCCAGCAACAGGGTCAAGTCAGTATAACGAACTTACTTACGTAACTCGTCGTGCCTTTATCCCCAAGCTGGTCGTACAACTTTATAACTCGACTCCACTATTAGCTGCTCTACTGGCTAACAGCCAACAAGCTACTGGTGGTGTGTCGTCCGTAACCGTACCCGTTCAAGGGTCGCAATTCGTTAACGCTCAGTGGTCTGACTACAGCGGTTCGTTTGCACAGCCAGCAGTACAGCAAGGTGCATACAACGCTGAATTTGACCTCAAGCTGATGATTGCCCCAGTTCCTTTCCTCGGAATGGAAGGCGCAGTACAGCAAGACCATGCAATTATTCCTATCATTGAAGCTCGTATGAACGACGCAACCAATGTGATGATGGATGCAATGGCTACTTCCTTGTACACCAACAGCACTGATACTCAGCAATTTACTGGTTTGCCAGCAGCGGTTTCCGCTTCCGGCACATACGGTAACATTGACCGTAGTACCTATAGCTGGTGGCAGTCCAAGGCTTATGCAGCCGGTTCTGTAAACCCAACCCGTCAAAACGTACTCCAGTACATTTCCGGTACCGTTAAGAATGGCGCAGAAGTGCCAACCTTCGGTGTTTGCGGATTCGGTACTTGGACCTTGTTAGCTCAAGACTACGTTGGACAAGAGCAATATGTCATCACCCCCGGTGCTGGCTTTAATGACTCTGCTGACGGTCCACAAGCTGCTTTCCGTGCATTGATGGTTGCTGGCGTACCTATTTACCCAGACCCATATTGCCCAGAAGGTACTTTGTATCTCTTGAATACGAACTATATGTCCATGTATGTACATGACCAAGGTTCGTTTGTATTCACTGGATTTGAGTCCACTCTGCCTAACTGGCAAGTTGGTTATGTTGGTGCAGTTTTGACGATTGCTGAGTTGGTATCAACCAAGCCTAAGTCAATGACTGTAGTGACCGGTTATAACTCGTTAACACTGTAAGGAGAAAATAACATGGCACTCGCACTCAACAAAATCATCCTCGCTGGCGCTGGTAGCAATACCCCCGGTGCGTATTTTCAAGCCGTAACCATTACTACTCAAGACACTGGTACTGCGAACACTTTAGTTCCAGCTGGTGCTTATGTGGTATTTGCTACTGCTAACGTAGCTATCCAAGCGACCCGTGATAACGGTTCAAAC